ACACAGAGTGGTATTGGAGCGGTAGCTTAGATGCTTTCGCAGATATGTGTAGGCTTCGTTGTGCCCCCGATACTCAGATGGAAACGCGTTTCGTAGCAGAAGAGATATCGGATGAATTAATCCGGTTCTTTCCTGTGTCATGGAACGCCTTAATGGAATCAAAATAATGTATTGGTTAATCGGTGTTATGCTTTTGAATTCTCAGTTGTACCTGACGAAGATCTACGAGTTTAACACACACGAAGAATGTATCCGCGCAATGAGAGAAGCCGAAATTGTAGTGCAAGCTGAAAACAAACAGCTTGTCTGCATTAAGGACGAGCGCGGGACAATGACGTATGAGGAGAATAGTGATGGCGTTTACGAGCAGGGATTTCCCCTCTTTCCCAGTGTGGAAAGAATTTCGAGAATGTGATTGGTGCGGACGCACTACACATGGAAAAACATATTATGATGATCCGAGTACAATATATTGTACGTCGTGCCATGCCCCTCTCGAAGGAAATGGCAAAGACATTCTTAAAGACGATGTCGATAAATATTGTGGGAATAGTTAGTGTCACAAGACCGAAACTTCCACTTTCTTCAACCCCACTTAACTGGGCTGATGAAAATGGAATGTATTCAGAGTCTTGGTTGCGGGAGTAGGATTTGAACCTACGACCTTCAGGTTATGCAGTTATACAATAATTTCAATATGTTGTGTAATTATTGCGTGGTAAAGCCCATAACTAGTGTCACTATTATTGTTGACGGATTGCACTTTCGGGTGTATAAAAGCGAGGCCGCTTCCGGGGGCCGAGCTATGTTACAGGGGGTATGATGCTAACAGGTTATTTTAAATTTCTACTTAACAATAAAGTTAATTACACCCCGGTTGAAGGTAACAAGGAATACGTCAAATACGGCTTAGGTGAAGGTAAAGATTTTCAAGGTATCAAGTATACTGATTTTGAAGTTGACCAATCCTGTAAAGATTACTTATGGAATTTGATCCCTGAAAAAAACAGACATCAATTTAATATGAGTTTGATGTCAATCAATAGAACAATTCTCCCCCATACAGATAGTAACACCCGTACTGCCATAAATTGGTATCTTATTAGCGGCGGGTATCACACATCGTTTTGTACTCCGAAACAGGGTGCTAAAAGTTGTAAGTTACCTACACAAACAAATGGTATTATTTATAGGTTTGAAGATGTTCATTTTGATGAGCGGTTTAAATCTGAAGATGGTGACGTTTATATATTAGACGTTACTAAGTTTCATTGCGTACATTCCAGTAAAGGCCCAAGAGTGGCTTTGAATTTGTGTACTAACCTTTCTTATGATGAAGTTTTAGGAATGATCGATGTACACGCGTAGTGAGCAATACGAAATTGTTAGCAAGGTTAAAGTAAGCGAAGAAGATACAAAGCGTGTTGATTGCCCCTTTTGTGGTGGTAAGTACACACTTACAATTTCTAGAAAAGAGGGTTCCCTTGTATGGAACTGCTATAAAGCATCATGCGGAGCCAGAGGTGCTAAAAGAGTTGGATATAGCATTAAAGCTATAAAGAGTAAGTTTGATAAATCATGTAATGGATGTTCAAACTCATGTTGTACGGAAAAGCGTACGTTATCACTTCCAAGTATTAATTCTTCAGTAGAACATCATAAAAATGTTATAACTTATCTTCGTAATAACAATTGTTATAACGCGTACGAAGACAAGGCCGTAGAGATTACATATGATCCTGCTAACAACCGGGTATTATTCTGGATGAATAATAATGAAGGTGCAGTAGGACGTACATTAGATAAGAATGCTAAACCCAAATGGCTATCGTATGGAAATACGTCCGGCGTATTGGCCGTAGGAGATAAACCCACCGCTCTTGTTGTTGAAGATGCCGCCAGCGCGTGTGCTGTATACGCTACAGGCGTATATACAGGCGTAGCTTTACTAGGAACCAATATATCGCCAGTACAACGCATACAACTAGGGCGATATCAAAAGATAATTATATGTCTTGACAAGGACGCAAGTAAAAAGGCTATACAGGTAGCTAGGAGTCTTGGGGGTTTTGTTGATACAACGGTTTGCTTTATCCGTGACGACTTCAAATATATGGATGCAAAAACAATATTGGAGGAAGTCAATGAAGGTAAGGGGTTTAGTAGTCATAGATTATGACTGCCCAGAAGGGTTTATTCAGGCCGCAGAAGAACAGAAAAAATTACAAGATGCGATAGATGCACTCTGTAGAGGTAACCCAAGAGTGTTACACCACGAAGTAGATATCCGTGAACGTAGGGGTGACCAAAAGCCCGACATCAAAAAGATGAAGTTGCGAGTTAGCTAACCTAGCTAAAATAGCTACTTTTAAAGAGGCCCCGCATTGCGGGGTTTTTTTGTGTTCAAATTTTTGTTGCTAGTGACACTAACTAGTGTATACTTAGTGTCGTTACGAGGCACTAATAAGAGCAAAATTATGGAAATGAAAATCTTAAAGGGTCTGCTGTCGGCAGATTTTTTTACGTCGAATAAAAGCAACCTGAGCCCCCGGTTGTTTGAGGAAGAACTTAGGGACATCTACGAATGTATCGCTGAGGGGCATGAGAAGTATCAGTCAGATCTAAGCACAGATGATGTTCTAGCTATCTGGGAGAAGAACAATCCAGTAGCCACCCGTGCAGAGAATGACACTCTAACCGATTTAATCAAACGCATTGACCGTGAAGAGCCTTTGAATGAAGGCGTAGCTCAAGACCTATTGAAAGAGCTATGGAAGCGTCATGTAGGTCACAAGATTGCTAACTTAGGTATCGAACTCACTGAGGGGGTACCGGATGCAATGTCACGTTTGTCCAGCCTATTGGACAATGTTCGTGAAGGCGTAATGCCAAACGATTTCGGCGACACCACTACCAAAGACATAGAAGAGCTTTTGCGTATGACATCGGATGATGCGCGTTGGAAGTTCAACATCAACACACTATCCCGCAACGTATACGGAATCGGCCCTGCCGAATTCGGAACAATCTTCGCACTACCTGAGACAGGTAAATCAGCCTTCGCAATCTCTATCACTTGTGGCCCCGGTGGCTTCTGTGAACAGGGTGCGAAGGTTTTGTATTTAGGGAACGAGGAAGAGACACGGCGTACTATGCTTCGGGCTATGCAAGCTTGGGGCGGCATGACGCGTGAAGAAATTGTGAAAGATCCGATGTCCGCCCGGACAAGGTTCAAAGCAATCGAAGACCGTCTTGAAATGAAAGACATTCAAGAATGGGATCTGCAAAAGATTGAGGCATATGTCGAGCATATGTCAGCGGACGTAGTTATCATCGACCAAGGTGATAAGGTTCATATCAATGGTCAGTTTTCAGCGTCACATGAAAGACTGCGTGAACTGTATCGATCACTCCGTGAATTAGCCAAGCGTCAGCAATGTGCTGTCATTACCGTATCGCAAGCATCGAATGAAGCTCGCGGCCGTACACGTTTGTCAGGCTTCGACATGGAAGGATCTAAGATTGGTAAGATGGCCGAGCTTGATCTGTGTATCGGCATTGGCAAACACGAGGCCGGGGATGTGGACGACACTGATCCCGATAACACTCGTTATCTAACCATTTCCAAAAACAAACTCTCTGGATGGCACGGCACCGTGATCTGCAACATCCAGCCACAAATTAGTAGATATGTTGAGTAAATTGGCGATGAAGGTACGACTAAGTAGGCAGGACAGCCATACGTCCGAAATTATGGGAGCCGATACTGTCGCGCTCTGTAAGATGCAAGGGTTTAACCCACGTCTAGAAAACGAGAGACAATCAAGGGAAGAAGCTAACGCATTCGGCTATAAAGCTGAGTTTGCTGTAGCGCGTCTGTTCAATGCAGAACCCCCGGTGATCAATGTTCTTTCAGACGGCGGCGTTGATCTCTGGCTTGATGGAATTCCAGTAGATGTAAAATTCACGAACGAAGAGCAAGGGCCTCTCATCTTTGACACGATGCAGAAGTTCCGTGCTGAAATCGCCATTCTGGTTGGCCGTACAGATGACGAGGACGTGATGTCGGTAAACGGCTGGGTCACAAG